AGAACGATTGTAACCCTGTTTTCTTTTTGGTAGATTAAACATGGCTACACCGCTTTTAACAGAATTTGGTGCAGCGCCAAAATATGCGGAAATGTCTGAACCACGAACCCCAGCAAGCCACATTTTCTTGAAAAGCTCAGGATCGGTCCAAACTGTGATGCGATTGACTGGATAGCCGCGTTTTGGGAAACCGCGTCTCTTGGCACGTTGATAGACCGCCTGTGCACTGATACCAAGCATGTTGCCGATTTCAACAAGAGATAGGTTTTTATTTAACCACAGACGTTTAAGCTCAGCCAAGGAAATATTTTTTCCTCGTTTGCCGCTCATGCGCCGCGTCCCATATCGTAGCAGATGGTGGTGTAGGAAACTGGTTGCTGAAAAGCGATTTGTAGTTGTAAGCGTCTGCTATTAAAAAACTCTGTATTTGCAGCAATGAAGTTTTGACATGACTCATCATTATTGAAAATTTGCCTGCCCGCAGTTACATACACCGGTCCTGATGATGATAGGAAAATTACAATAGCAATTACCATGGTTAATATCCATCAATATTGCGCTTAAAGGTAAAAATTGTGCGTGGTAGATCGTATCCTGCGAGCTCGCACAGAACATCATACCACGACGCTGGCAAGCGTCGTTCGTTTGTGGCACGATCTACACGTAAAACAGTTACACCAAGAGCAGCAGCAACGCGCTCTCGGCCCAGTGTATTGAGAATTTCTCGTGGTGTCATGGAGTTAGCATACAACATGAAAATGCTGAGGCAAGCGAAAAATGCACTTGCAACATGGCTCGGGTTCGGCTATGTTGCATTCGGAGAGGTCAGGAGGCTACCGTGATCAATTGGACAGCGATCTTCCTTCCCGGCGACGCGATATGGCGCCCTCTGCCCGTTGAGGCACCGGGTGTCTGGATCGACGCCGAGGGCTGCTACGACCGCAGCGGGCGGCTGCTGGTGGTTCGAGTTGGTGGAGTAGACATTGCAGCGTCTCATTTCGTCTCTGCCATGAATATGCTTGGTTTGCCCGGTGAAGAATTGGCACGCCCGCTTGATGACGATACGCTCGCTGAAATTGAGCGTGAAGAAACTGAGTATGTAGCTGAACTGGAAGCTGAGATCAGGGAGGACTGCCGTGACAATCGATGATTTGGCGCTAATTATGCGTATTCGCAAACTAAAGTTTGCTTTTCAGGTCGAAGAGCTGCCGGTTTGCGACCTTGTTAATTTGGCTCATATGGTTCGTAGAGGTGATCTGCGCCATGTTGATGAGCCGTCGGAATATGAAGAAGACGTGGAGAAATAACAATGTCGAATAAACTTCGGCCTTGGGCAGTCGCTCTTGCGACTGCCAGCTTGCTCCGCCAAGCCAAACGAGCAGATCGGACCCAAATTGATGCAGACGCAATGGAGGTTCCTGAAGCAAAACAAAAAGCTGATTTAAATAAACTAGCAGAAGCCGCTAAGCGGCTTCGTGCTGGAAAACGAAGTATGACACGGGCAGAGGCACGTGTTTTTGTGAAAAATATGCTTTTTAAGTATGATATTAACAGTGTAGAGATGGTCTATGATGAACTAAATAAATTTTTTCTAGCGCAACAAAAAGAAAAGTTAAGAATGGAAATGGAAAAAGTAGACGAGGATAAAATATGATCTTGCGGACTGTAGCAGTAGCCATCGCTGTCATAGTTTCTTGTTTCATTGCGGGTCATTTGATTGATGCGCTGGCACATGCTACTCTATGAATTGCAACTTGCTTAGCGGGAGGATTTGTGCTACCATGCGTAAAATGGTAAATATTGTCTCCAACGGGAATTGTGTCTATCAAATAGCATACCATGTGGTGTGGTGCTCGAAATACCGCCAAGACGTTCTTACCGGAGAAATCGCTGATGAATTAGGGGCAATACTAAACATTATCTGTGCTGAACGTCGCTGGTCAATAATTTCCAAGGAAATTCAGCCTGACTATATTAACCTGCTTGTCAGCATCCCACCTAAAATAGCTGTAGCTAGCGCGATCAAAATTCTCAAGGGCGTCACGGCCCGTCTATTGTTTAAGCGTTTCCCTCAACTTAAAGATCGGTTGCGGGATGGGCATTTGTGGTCGCCGTCTTACTATGTCGGGACGGCAGGCAACATTAGTGCCGAGGTGATCCAAAGCTACATCGAACGATTTGAGCACGTCACCGAGAGTCGCTAAGTCATATTATATCTCTCGTAATTGCCATGTCCAGAATTCCAGTGACTATTCGAGGCATTAGTTTTCCATCCATAAAGGATGCCGCTGCGTATTTTGGCGTGCATCGTATAACCGTATGGAGATGGTTGACTAAAAAACAGTATAATGGGTCAAGAAGGCTGGAAATCAAACTAAAACGTCTGGAGGAAAGTAATGACCAAAATCGAAGAACTCGTATGGAAAGCGAAAATCAAAAATCCTGAGTGGGACCCCAAAACTATTGCAACCGAAACTGGTGTTTCGGAAAATGAAGTTCTAAAAATTTTGTCAAAATCTGGGAGCGCAGAGCCTGAACGTGTTCGCCTGCTAAAACAGGGCGTTGTTTTGACTACCAATGAACGAAACAAAACTTACGGATCGCCTTATGAAAATTTGAATGCTTGCGCACAACTATGGAACGCATATATGTCAGCCAAATTTAACATGCCGGAAACTTTCAAATTTACGGCTGAAGATGTAGCTCACTTCATGACTTTGGTAAAAATGTCACGTATGTTCTACGGTTCTTACCATGCAGATAATTATATTGACTCTGCTACTTACCAAGCTATTGCGGGTGAGTGCAGGCTAAGGTATGAGTGTGAGTGACAAATATCAATGTCACGCAACGTGACATTGAAAAAGGGTTTAGAGTAATGAATATAATTACCCTTGATTTTGAAACTTATTACTCAAAAACATATAACTTGTCTAAACTCACTACAGAAGAATATATTCGCCATCCCAACTTTCAAGTAATTGGTGTATCAGTCAAAGTAAATGACCAGCCCGCACAGTGGTTTTCGGGCTCTGCTAAAGAAATTTTAAGATTTTTACACCAATTCGATTGGGACAGCAGTGCGCTGCTGTCTCACAACACGATGTTCGATGGTGCCATATTGTCTTGGCGTTGTGGCATTCGCCCAGCGCTTCTGCTTGACACCATGTGCATGTCCAGAGCTCTCCATGGGGTGAACGCACGGCACAGTCTGGCTGCCGTCGCTGAGCGCTACGGTGTCGGCCAGAAGGGCTCTGAGGTAGCCAAGACCATCGGCAAACGGCGGAAGGACTTCACACCAGAAGAGCTCGAAGCCTATGGTGCCTACTGCGTCAATGATGTGACTTTGACGTGGGAAATTTTTAATAAAATGATGGCTGCTGGGTTTCCGCATCGGGAGATCATGTTGATTGATCTGACCCTGCGGATGTTCACTGAGCCCGTTCTTGAACTGAATGTGCCGCATCTCGAACGCCATCTGGAGAATATTGTAGAAACTAAAAGGCAACTACTGGCGGCGTCTGGTGTTACTGACAAAGCCGATTTGATGTCTAATCAGAAATTTGCGGCTTTACTTAAGGCGCATGGTGTTACTCCGCCGATGAAGATCAGCGCTCGCACTGGGGAGCCGACTTATGCTTTCGCCAAGACAGATGAAGAATTTCTGGCGTTACGCAATCATGAGTCTCTGACCGTGCAGGCCCTTGTAGAAGCAAGGTTGGGCAATAAGACTACGATTGAAGAAACTCGCACACAGAGATTTATTGATATTGGCAAGCGTGGGCCGCTTCCAATTCCGCTTAGATATTACGCGGCTCATACTGGTCGCTGGGGTGGGACTGATTACATTAATCTTCAAAATTTACCGTCTCGCGGCCCAAACGCTAAGCAGATTAAAAACGCCATTACTGCGCCAGACGGCTATATGCTTGTGAACTGTGACTCAAGCCAAATTGAGGCTCGTATATTAGCATGGTGGGCTGAGCAGGATGACTTAGTTGAAGCATTTGCCAAACGCGAAGATGTATATAAGAAAATGGCGGTGTCTATTTATGGCGTTCCTGTAGATCAAATTAACAAATCACAACGTCATGTTGGTAAAACAACTGTGCTCGGGTGCGGATATGGAATGGGCGCAGCCAAATTTCAGGCTTATTTGAAAACAGGCTACCCTCCCGTCGAAATCGACATAGATGAAGCTCGGCGGATTATTGATGTGTATCGCAATACCAATCAAAAGATTGTTGAACTGTGGCGGCAAGCACAGCTAGCTCTTAAATATATGTTGATTGGAGAAAGAGTTCAGATTGGTAGAGAGGGTGTTGTTGAAGTAGACCCTTACAAAAAAGCCATTATACTGCCTAATGGGCTGTCTATTATTTACGATAATTTGAGTGCTCAAGAAACAGAAAAAGGCTACGAGTATATTTATGATACTCGTGAAGGTTCTACGCGCATATATGGTGGTAAATGTGTAGAAAATTGCGTTCAAGCCTTGGCGCGTTGTGTTGTAGCCGAGCAAATGCTCAAAATTGCTAAGAGATATAAAGTTGTTCTGACTGTCCATGATAGCGTTCTAACTTGCGTTCCTGAAAACAAGCTTGATGAAGCTAGGAAATATATCGAAGATTGTATGAATTGGGTTCCGTCTTGGGCGAAAGGCTTGCCAATTAGTTGTGAATCTGGTGTTGGTAAAACATATGGCGGATGTGAATGACAAACAATCCTTTTCCATGGTCTTTTAGTCGTATTAAAGCATTTCAAACTTGTCCTAAACAATTCTACCATGTATATGTTCTCAAACAATTTTCATTCAAAGAAACAGAAGCTACACGTTACGGCACAGCATTTCATTCGGCAGCCGAACAATTCATCAAAAATGGCATAGCTTTACCGCCTGAATTTTCTTTT